ATCGTATGCCCACGCATTGGGTTTTGTACTGGGGTGTCGTCAGAAGCCGATCCGGTTATCGGAGCATAATTTGGAGTTGCGATTGAAGCGGTGGTTAATACAGTGGTTGGAGAAGCCGCCGCCCCGACCAGTCGCGAATCTGAATCGGATCAACTATCCTCTTGATAATTTTGCAAGAGGGGGCGTTGGGGGCATGACGGGGATGCACTGTCTTACGGTAGGGGGCAACGAGGCGGGGCCGGGGTTGGAGACTAGTATTCGTCGCATGGAAGAAATAGGTGGGCACATTGGGGAGACGCAGATGCTTTTAGAGCTTGGGGCGAGATTTGACGTGGAGGAACAATGACCTTGACCCCCTTTTACCGCCACTATCTGCAAATTCCAGTTTGGTTGGTTGTTTTGGCCGTGCTGCCATATTGGCTACGTGGAGTGACGAAGATCATTGAATTCGTATTGGGATTTCAGCAGTGCCCTTGACGCCCTTCTACCGACAGGACCCATGACATGGGACTGAAATACTATCAGACGATTATCGACCGTGGCGGAGGCATCATAACGCTACCGCAAAACCTTGGTGTGATGGTTGGAACTGATCCGCGAATAGTACCGGCGGGGTGGTTGTTTGTGGACATTGAAGGGCTTACGGCCGCCCGATTGAAGGAACTTGTGGACGAGGTTCGTCCTGGGCGGGAGAATTGGCCTAAAGCAGAATTCGTTGCCGCGAAGAGATCGCGGGGGAGATCACGGAAGAAGTTGCGGAGGAGATAGGATGACCTTAACACCTTTTTACCGACACTACCCGCAGGATCCGGCGGAGAATCTGCGCTGGCGGGTTCGATGTCGAGAGCGGGCGTTGGAGGATATTCGGTTTCGGCACGCACTGTACGACGCCTGCATGGAGGACATTTTGTTTTTCTTTGGGGCATTTCTGTGGGTACATGAGCCACGAGCGAAGGTGAAGATGCAGCCGTTCATTCCCTGGCCACACCAAGAGCCGGTGATCTTGGCGATGGACGAGGCGATAACGGAGGCGGTGGAGACGGAGCAGCCGTTGTCGTTGACGGTGAAGAAGAGTCGCGCGCAGGGTGGGACGTACATTTACCTTGGTGTTCAGATACGGCGGGCGTTGCGGGAGCCGGGTTTCTCGGTGGGGTTGGTGACTCGCAACGAGAACTTGGTGGATTCGCGGACGGATTCGAGCGCTGTGATGCACAAGTTGGCGTGGATGCTTGATAGGCTTCCGTTCTGGATGCTTTGCGGGTATCAGCGGAGTCTGTCGGATCATACGATTACTCTGCCGAACCGTGCTCTATGGGTGGGTTACGCGGCCACGGGTGACGTGGCGCGTGGCGGAAGAATGACGATGTTCACGTTTGACGAACCAGGCTCGGAAGAGTTCATCTCGGCGAGCAAGGATTACAAGGTGATGTCCTCGGTTTCGCATGTGTCGAATTGCACGTTTTTGGTATCGACGTTTGGCGTGGACTCGGGAGTGTTCTACGAATCGGCAACCGACCCGGACAATCCGCGGGTGCATACGCTCGACTGGAAAGACAACCCGATTCACTCGCGGAATGCCTACATCTTCCGTGACAGCGTGGCGCAGGCAGTCAAGCCGGAAGACCAACTTGCGGTTCAGGAGTACATTGCATCCCATTCGCGGGAATTGCGGTCGATCGAGCGACGTGGGCATACAATGGAGGGTAAGGTGCGGTCACCGTGGTACGATGCGCATTGCCTTCTTCCGGGCGGGACAACGCGGTTCATTGCCAGGGAGCTGGATATGGACCCGCGCGGCGCGGTGGGGAAGGTGTTTCCTGGCGATCTGCTGGACCGGGTGAAGCGAAAGCATTGCAAGCCGCCGGTGTGGCGGGGCACGCCGGTGTTCGACAGCGAGACGCTGGTGTTGAAGGGGTTGGTGACGCGGGAGGATGGGCCGTTGAAGCTGTGGTTCCGGCCGGGGCCGGATCATTCGTGTCCGCTGGGTCCGTTTATTCTGGGCTGTGACATTGCGGTCGGCTCGGACGGGGCGTATTCGAGCAATTCGGTGGCGTCTGGGATTGACGACCGGAATGGCGAGCAGATGTTGGAATACACGGTCAAGGGGATGCCGTCGATCAAGTTCGCCCGCAACGTGGTAGGACTGGCGCGGTGGCTTCGCCGGGCGTATTTGGGCTGGGAAGATAGCGGGATGGCCGGTCCGTTTGCCAAGGAGATTCTGGAGGTTTTGTACTACGGGAACGTGTACTACCGGGAGGTGGCTGAGATCGGAGTGCGCCGGAAGACCCGAAAAGCGGGCTGGTGGAACGGGAAAGACGATGACAAAGCTGATCTATTCGAGAAGATGGCCCTGGCCATGGAGATGGGGGCGTATACAATTCGATCAGAGGACTTGATCCGGGAATGCGGGGAATACGAGTGGGAGAAGGGGAAAATCATCCACCAACCCACCAAGAATAGGGGGGCGACGGAGAAGGCGCACGGTGACAGGTGCATAGCTGGGGGGGTTGCTTGGCTGCTCTATTCGGAGGGATTTCATGGAATTGGTATTGACAAGGATGTGGAAAGTGGTGAGACTCCAGAGTATGGGAGCTTTTTGTGGCGAGAACAGCGGGAACAAAACCGCGTGGAACCAGGAGGCCCGGCGTTCGGGTTGCGGGACGTTGTGAGACCTTAAAATGAGCTTGCGGTGCAGCCGACACATGGGAGGGTCTAGGGCCTTCGGCTGGTGAGTGGGGCCCGACGCAAGGCGGTATAGCCGTCCGACGTACCGGGTGGGCATCCGGCCAGGCTCGAATTTAACTCGGAGGTAGAACCCGATGGACAAGAATGAATCAGGCCGCAAGTTCGTTGCCAAGTGGGACGAGAGTGTTGTTGTCGACGCATACGAGGATGGAGGCGATTACAGGTTGGTTGTCGAGAAGAACGGCGCATTTCATATCTTGACGGAAACGACATTGCTGCTTTTTTTCACTCGTGCCCCGGAATTAGACCCAGAGGACAGACAGCCTCATTGCATCACATGCGGAGCCAATTTGCTAACCACGCCACGATCGGTGTGTACGCCGTATGAGTGTGTGAAGTGTCGCCCGTCCTAGCCAACTCGGAGGTAGAACCCGATGGCAACGAAAGCGGAGGGGAAGAGTGACGAACTCTGGCCCCTGTGGACGGGACGTATGCTGGCACAATGCGCCGAATGGGCACACGGAACATACCATGCGTTTCGCAGGGGAGGGAAGGCGGCGTTTGATAAATACTGTGAGGAGGAGTCTCCCAGGATTTTTGGTAACCCAGCAGATTCGGAGGTAGAACCCGATGGACGAGAAGATTGACCAAGCGATTGAGATTCTGGCCGGCAGGATTGTTCAGACGGTCCAACCGGACCAGGCGATGAAGTTCACGCAAGCCGCGTTGAACTTGGCCCATACGAAAGGACTCCTAGCCGCGGAAAAAGACCGCGGAACGAAAAAGGGGACCGGCTCATAAGCCGGTCACCGAGACGGCGCAGGCGGTTTGATCCCCGCTGAGATGCCCTCAACGTCGCAGCCTTGAGGGGGCTGGCGTGAGCCAGTCCCCTTTTTTCGTGCGCTGAGGGCTGCCGATGATTGATCTACACAACAAGCTGGCTCGCGGCCGACTCTTGAAGGCCGTCAAAACCTCGCGAGAGGCGATGGAGCCGTTCCGTCGCGTCCGCAAGGAATTGATTCGCGACTACGTGGGTACGTGGTACAGCGAAGGCGGTGCCCGGTCTAAAACGCTTGTCAACTTGATAAACCAGACGGCCCGGATCTACACCGTGGCCCTGGCGGCCAACAACCCGCAAGTCATGGTTTCTACCCCGCTCGTGGAGAACTGGCCGTTTGCCAAGCGATTCGAGGTCAACCTGAACAAGTTGATCTCGGATATGGAACTGGATACGACGTTCCGCGCGATTGTGTTGGACGCCTTTTTCTGTATCGGTTGCGGCGTGGTGATGATGCGGGACACCGACACCCGGTTCCACGGGCTGTTGGAATCGGAGGAAGACGTCTGGCTCGACCCGGGCGAACCTTGGTTGAACCGCGTGCCGCTGGACAACCTGATCCTGGACATGCCCGCCAGAGAACTCACGAAGATGCGGTACTGCGGGCACCGCTACCGGGCAGACTTCGAGAAGGTGATGGGTGAGCCGGGCTACGACAAGAAGGTCCAGGCCAAGCTCACACCGACCAGCAAGAACACGACGACGGGCACGGACTTCGCGCAGGAGATTGCTTCCGGCGGCGCGGTAGACGACGACGAACTGAAGCCGATGATCTGGCTCCAAGATCTCTGGATTGCGGAGAGCCGTTCGGTTGCCACGATGGCGGTCGATCAGGACCTTCCGCCGCTGCTGGAGCGGGATTGGACCGGTTCGCAGGCCGGCCCGTACAAGTTCCTCTCTTTGGGTAACGTGCCCGACAACGTGATTCCAGCTTCGCCGGCGATCAACTTGAAGGGGATGCACGATTTCCAGAATCGGCTGCACCGCCGAATGGAAGAGGATTCGGACGCCCATCGAGTTGTCAACGCCTATCCGCCGGGCGGAGAAGATGATGCGGAGAGTTTGCGGACGGCCAAGCGAAACTCCTGGCACCGCATCAGCGACCCCAAGAGCATCGTTCAGCTTGAATCCGGCGGTGTTGACCAGCGGGATCAGGCATTGGCCCTGTTTATCCAGGACGAATACGACCGGTTCGCGGGGAACCTCTTGGCAAGGGGTGGGCTCGGCCCCCAATCTTCGACCGTGGGTCAGGATGAGATGATTCACGGCCAGGTCTCCCGCACAGAAGCCGATGAGCGGATGGCCGTGGTGGGATTCGCCTCGGACTGTATTCTCGACCTCGGGCGATTGATGTGGGAGGACCAAACCCTAGAACTCCAGTCTTCCATGCCAATTGGAAACTCCGGCACCACAATACCCAGCGATTGGATCGCGGACTATCGGCAGGGGAATTTCGAGGACTACGAATTCAAGGTCGAGCCGTACTCGATGGTCTTCAAGACTCCCGAGCAGAAGTTGCAGGAGTTGTTTCAGGTTCTCCGGGAGATCGCCCCGCTGTGGCCGATGTTTCAGGCGTCGGGGGCAACCCTGGACGCGCAAGCGATCGTCGAAGAGATA